GCAGTCCCTGTGGGTTTCACAGTGGATATAACAGAAGCCCCCGCCGCATTACGTCCTGGTTGTAAACAAATGTATACATGGTTTTCATCAGTAAATACATAATATGCTTGATTAGGATGGCCAGCTTGATCATCATTAAAGCCTGAGTAGATAGAACCAGAGGACCAATTATATCTTGGAACAACAAAAGTTTTATCTGCTACTGTCTTCATTGACTGTAGAGAAAAACCAAGGTTTCTAACTTCTCGTAAAGTATTCTCTGGTGTTGGTGCAGTATCTGTTCCGTTCCAGACTTCTGATTTGCCAATACCAATATAATAGTTATTATCAGAACTGTCGATATCAGTAATGATGCTTTCTAAAACTTGCTTTTTAAGTTTATCTGTAATTATCGCCGCCATTGTTTTTCCTTATGAAGCAACTGTTTTCGATGCCAAGTGCCAGTTAGAGCCGGACCATATAAAGAAACCAGCTTCATTTTGAGCAACAGTAACTGATGATGCACCACGTAAGTTAGTAGGTGTAATCACAACAGTTCCTGCGCCAGAGTTAAAAAAGTATTTAATCTCACCAGCACCAGCATCTCCAGCGTTACCATTGGCTAGTGTAATACCCGTAAGATTAGATGTTCCTGCAAAGTGTGTAGTTGGTACTGTAAGACTCATAGCTTGTGCAGATGCAGTGATCTTTTCAGCTTTAAATCTAACACCATTCTCATGAGCAATTTGTCCAGAACCTTTAGAACCAAATCTAAGATCAATGTCTGCATCAAATCCTTTTGAAGATATTGATGGGCCAGTACCACTTGCTGAGTTACCAATAAGAATTTGGTTAACAGCAGATGATGTTGCAGTAACTTCGATAAGCTCTGCTCCGTTTAAATCATTGATAGATGTACCAACTTTAGGGGTATTTAGTATTGGTGAGGTAAGAGTTTTATTTGTAAGAGTTTGAGTATGATCATTAAATACAAATGTATCACTATCTGTCAAGAGAGGTAGATTGATATTTCTATCTGCCGCTAATTCACTTACAGCTATAATATACTGATGATCTGCACTCGTATCATTAAACTGTGGAGTTGTTAGAATAGGAGAAGTCAAAGTCTTATTAGACATTGTCTGCGTTGCTGTATTAGAAATAACTTGTGTACCTACTGCAGGTAGAGCAAGAGTAATATCACTCGCTGGGTTACTTGCAACTAGTGTTGTTTCCCACTGGTCTACATTAGTGCCTTCAAACTTAACACCTTGATCAGTAAGACTTACTCCTGATGCAAGCTGATCGGAATCTCCACCTAGTAGTAAGTAAATATCGACAAAATTATCATTTAATTTTTGACCTGCAATACGGAGTGTATCACCAGTTCCGTCATTAGCAGTAGTGCCTGTGTTTACTATTTGTCTTGCCATTTTAACTCTCGTTTAAATCTGTTATCTTTATTTATAATGGTTATGCTGAGTCTGAATCGTACCAAACGTAATTAACTTTATCAAATGTCTCAAGATCAATATCCATTCTTGGTACACGGTAGTCAATTCCAGCACTATCTTCATCGTGTGTTGGAGAAGTAACACTTGCAAACTCTGCAAGAGTATCGTATGTTCTATCAATCTGTTCTAGTGTATATGTATTATATCTTTCAACTGTTGATCTCACGTCTGTTCTTACCATTGAATCATCTGATAATGCAAACAGTTGTGTAATATCAAGCTGTGTTGGTACTGGATCAAAGTCAGCTACGGATATCAAGATTGGATCTGGGTTGATGTTTGGTATCGCAAATGGCATAATACTATTATTATCAGTATTATCAGAAACAATTTGAACTTCTCCGCCAACATACATACCTGCAGGGTGGACGAATAGTTTATATTCTTCTAACCAACTTGAGATAGGCTGATCTGCTTTAATAAGAACAGCAAACTCTTGATATAACTTATCATCTGTAAGATACTTTTGTGACTCAGGGCCAATCTTTGATGCTTCTATGTCATCTCTATTACCTACAATAAACACATTCTCTTTTGTATATACAACATCTGGTGAGACACCAAAGAATGTACGAAAGAATTGTTGAATACTATAAAGGGAACCCTTTGATCTATAGAGTGTATTAGAATATTTTGCTGCAGCTCTTTTATTTTCAAAGCCTTCAAAGTATTGTTGACCAAGTAGTAACTCGTCTTCAATATAAGAAAGCAATTCTATATCAGCTTCAGTAATATCTCTTGTTCTGAATAGATCATCTAAGTAGCGAGTAGGAGACGCACTGTCTTGATCATAGTCATAGTATGCCTCAAGAAAAGAAACAATCTTTGGATATTCTTGTAGAAAATAAGCAGGCAGTACACTCTTTACTGAACGTGTATCCAGTAGCGATAGACTTCGTCTGTTATTATCAATTCTTGTTTTATCTTGAGCCATGTTTACTTCTTATGTTGATGTAACAATAACACCTTGAGAGAATGATGGACCAGCATCATATTCTAAGACGTCATTTCTAATAGGGCTAATAGCAGACTGATTAGCTGGCGTTACAGTAATTTTGATATAATCAGTACCACCAATAATTTCTTCTACTAAAAGACCTACAATACTAACAGTAGCAGTTGATGCCTGGTATGAACCAACGTTGTCATTTAAGATAGTCTGTGAAGATAATGCTAATACTTCTAATTTAGTTGTATTTAGTTTGTTTCTTATAATACATACTTCACCTTGGTATTGGAATGATGAAGAAATAACACTATATTCTTTAGAATCCGGTTCAGCAATAGTTGCTGGAAATCTAAGTGTAGTATCTTCAAGAATGTCTAAGTTAGGAACCATTCTCTGCTGTAGTTTAATATTAGCACGTGAAGACAGAACAGCTGAATCAACTTCATCAATAAGAGATAGCATATTTGATCTACGGAATGATTGACCAAACTTGCCTACATTAGAAGCAAAGTATAAAGACACTTTATTTTGTATTGTGTCTTGGATATTATTAATTGAAAGTGCAGTCAACTTAGGGTTGAACTGGAAGAATACTTCGGTTTCAATAAATGTCTTAACCGGATCTTCAAACTTTACACCAAAGCCAACAACCGATAGTTGTTTAGTCAAGTCTAAAATACTATTTTTAGTTGCAGTTATTGCATCTGCAGATACATCATCATTAAAGGCAATAGATAAGAACACCACACCAAATTCTGGTTTAAGTGCATCTTGTCCACCGAATGCTTGAATATCTTTAATAAGTGTTCCAAAGTTTTTAAGAACAAGTGTAGAGTAATCAACTGCTGTAACCATTCTATTCTGTGCAGCATATTGAAATGGTGCATTCTTACGAATAGATGCTAGTGACTCAACTGTATCACCACCAATAGATTTAATATTTGTAAGAACATTAATATCAAACGAATCTCCACCAACAATAGGTGTTACTTTATTTACTGCAGTAAAAGAAGTTGCGTTATTAGCCTCAGCGCCTTTTACTTGAAGATATTCTATCGTAACTTTATTACCAGCAACTGGTGTCTTTCCGAGTGTGTTACCATCACCGAATGTAAGCTCATAGAAACCATTTGGTGCTTCTTTCATAATATACAAACGGGAGTTCTCGTCAATCTGTGTTGCTTTATTAATATTGATATAAGAAGTAAAGGCAGTATCAGATGGTGATTCAAATACTTTTATGACAGCTGTCTCAGTATCAATAGACTTATCTGGTATTACATAGACATCATCAAGACTATCAGCACCTACAAAGAAAGTCTTAACTCTTGCAGTACCTTCTTTAATAGTAATATTACTAGAACCATCTATTGTAAGCATTTGGTAAAGGCCATAGCCATTATCTGTACCACTTACTGTTTGTGTTGTTTGGAAAGTATATGTGATATCATCTACAACGGAGGTAAACTGTGTACCAGACGGTAGAGATAGTGTAACAGGTCTGTTAGCAAGTGCTCCTACATTTACGGATAACTGGACACTAGCAAATGATGCAACCTTTGACTTTGGGATATAACCAATACCTTCAGCAATAGAGACAAGAGAGGATCTCATCTGAGCTGTAGAAAGATATGATTCATTTAAAGCAAAGTTAGCAATCAATCCATTATAGTGTGTGTTATATGCTAGAACATCAAGAAGGTTGTTAAGACCAGCACCTTCAAAGTTATAGTCATTAAACTCTTCCTTTGCGGCAAGAAAGTTTTTAAGACTTGTTTTAATACTATTGAAATCAAGTTCTGTTGATGAAATTGTGGTAGTCATGTTATCTTAACCTCGAAACGACTGAAGTGAGTGTGACGACTTCTTCTGTACTTACTACCTTAAAGGTAACTGTCACATTTATTGTGTTTGTATCTATTCTATCAGATACATCTATATCTAAAACTTCTGCTCTAGGCTCATAGATGTATATTGCATTATCAATGTTTTGTCTAATCTGTTGACTTGTTTCGTCATCAGCTAACTCAAAAAGTAAACTTGTTATATCTGCACCAAAGTCATCATTAAAAGGTTTCTCAAGTCTATTAGTTGCAACTATATTCTTTACTGATTGTTTTACTGCAGCAGCATCCGTCTTCTTATAGATATCGCCACTCGGACGCTTTGCAAAAGATAAATCTATATCCACATAGTTAATGGTACGAGCAGTAACTAAAGCTGGAGAGTTGGTATCTTTATCCTCAATGGAAAGAACACGAGACATTTAATTTCCTAAAACATTTTCTTTTATTTATAACAATTCTATTAGTCTGTTCTTCTTGTTGGCATAAATTTTGGTATATATTCAGCAGCCTCTGTATCAAAGATTGGCTCAACAAACGTATTCAATGATTGTGGATAATTATTAAACATCGTTTGACAAATTTGTTCATATCTAATAGTATAGTTTTTTGGTATTTCTGGTATCTGTACAATAAGTTGCACATTAATATCGCCAGATGGATCATATGAATCATAGTCTAATATAAGTTTATCATATAAACCAACATCTGCTAGCTCACTTGCCAGATCAAATGTGCCTTCTGCATCAATAAAGCCATCTGGTCCATATAATTCATATACGACAGCTCTACCTTTGGTTCTTAGATCAAGTAAACTATTAGGTGTTATTGTTTCGGGTGAAAGACCAGACGGATGTCCTAGCCCATATAGTTCTTTTGCATAATAGCCTTCAACAACTCTTAGCTCATGTTCTGCCCACTTAGATGTAATACCCATACATCTCTTGGTGAGTTCCATATGAGCAATATAATTTCTTGCAATGGTTTGTCTTTCAGCAAGGTCTAAGTACACAAAAGGTCCAGTATCAACACCACCAATAAACCTAGATAAAGTAATACCTTGCGATATAGGTGTTAAGGTGCTAATAGTAGTTGCTTCATCAATTCCTTTTGTGAAGTTATTAAGTAATGTATATGTTTGTTTATTCTGATATGTTTTAAATGTCTTAGCCCTACGACTAGGATCAATATTACCAAAGTATTCACTATTAGTTTGAGTTGTTCCTTTGGCTGGTCTTACTCTACCGAACCCCATAAATGGCGCTGAAGTTGCAAATTCAGGAGAAAGAGTACCCTTTCCAACTTGTTCTGTAGTAAATTCACTATTACCAGAGTTGGCTGGATCTCTCATCTTGGATCTTACATCACCTGTAGAAAGTCTTCGCAGTCTCAGAGCATTTCTAAGGAAGTCATCAACATCAATCTTAACTTCCTTTATTCCATTATCACCTTGAGTGAGATAAGAAGTCAGAAGTGCACCCGTGGGTAGAGCAGTAGCTTTTATATCGCGTTCTGTATCGTCTACAGTATAATTTGGATTATTACCAACACTTGGTGTGTATGTAGATGGAGCAGCACTTCCATCAGGATAGGATTGATGTAATGATGTACCAGCAGTTGTTGCTGTTCTTGCATTACCTTCTAGGTCACCATATACTACGTTTGTACTAACCGTTTCAGACCATACTGTTTTTTCTGTATGCATATTATAGTTGTACATAATAATATTCTGACCACCGATAGTACCAGTATCACCAAATATTGAGAGTGACTGTGCTGCCATATTAATATCTGGTGCAGATTGTATAAGTTTAGCTTCAGCGGTTTGTTCCATATTACCAGAAGCCGCTTGTATAATATCACCTTCTACTGCAGTCTTGTATGTTCCCTTAACTGCGTTCGTAGTGTTACCTAAGAACGTATTTACTGATGACCCAGCGATAGTCTGAGAAAAGTTACCGGATACTTTATGACCAAAATTGCCAAATACACTTGTTCTACTATTGCCATCAATCTTTTCTGTCTTGTTACCTTTAGCATTTACTTTGTAGTTATTACAGTTGACTTCAAAGTCACCATCTACATTCAGTGTTAGATTACCTTTATATGTAAGTGTACCATCGCCTTCTACTACAACAGTTTGTTCACCGTG